TATCGATTGTGAGCATAATGCAGCAAAACGCGAAAAAACGCGAAAAAACTGGCTGCATAAAAATTAAATAGTTTTACGCAAAATGATTTAGGGATAAATGTGTAACAATATTCTATAAAATATGTTACATTCTGTCCCCGAAAATCCCCACACTGATATGTCAAAACGATTATTTCATTGCGAGGCTTGTGACTATTCTACGAGCAACCGCAAAGATTTTAAAAAACATGAGTCTACCAAAAAACATGAAAATAATCAAATAAGTGTAACACATGCGTCACAAAAATCCCCCGATCCGTCAGATAAAGTATGCAAATTTTGTAATAAGGGCTTCAAGTGTCGTATGAGTTTATGGCGGCATTCGAAAAAATGCGTCAAGGATGAATCGGTGGGCGATTTCACAAATAAAGATGCGATATGGGAACTCATAAAACAGAATAAGGAACTACAAAACGTCTTAGTGGAGCAAAACAACGCGATCATGGATCAGAACACGAAATTGATAGAACTTTCGAAACATAATGCCTTGACACAGCAAACCATCACGAATAATACGATCACGAATAATAATAACCAATTCAATCTAAACGTGTTCTTGAATGAGCAATGTAAAGATGCCATTAGTATTATTGATTTCGTAAACTCTCTACAAATACAGGTGAAAGACTTGGAAAAGACAGGGCAATTAGGATACGTGGAGGGAATTAGTAATATATTCTTGAGCGGTCTTCGTAAACTCGATGTGTTTACTCGCCCCATTCATTGCACGGATCTTAAACGTGAGACTGTCTACGTAAAAGATCAGGATACGTGGGAAAAAGATAATGCGGATAAGGCGAAGTTGAAATTGGCGATCCAACAAGTGGCCAGACGTAACTTAAAGAACTTGCCAGCCTGGCAAGAAGAGAACCCTGATTTCAAGACACTAGATACCAAAGAGAATAATGAGTTTTTAAAGATAGCGCTTAATGCGCTAGGTGGCGAAACCGAAGCAGAAGAAGATAAATTGACGGAAAAAATTATAAAAAATGTACTGAAAGATGTTGTTGTTGATAAGAAGTAATGAAAAATTGATATATGTTATATAAAACTTGTCATAAGCAAAATGACAAGTTTCCGAAGAGTGATTTTTCAGGGCGGAGGTCCGAACGGTCAGGGTCAAAATACTATATTATCTATAGCGTTTCTGGTTGGCATTTATTTTACTACAAAAAAACCAAAATGAATTACGCGGTTTCTTCTTGAACTGGCTTTTCGTTTTCAACTGTTGGTATATCTAACGTTTTCGTGATCCTTTTTTTGATATTACTTTGTTGCATATAATAGAGGGCCCATTTTGGTATATTCGCAACACAGTTCATAATAGAATTATAGGTAAATGAACAGGCTAGCGTTTCGTGATTATCTAAAAATTTTATACTATACCACCAATAAGGAGGAATATATAATACGTATCCAGTATTCAAAGTGAACTCTAAGAATTTTAACTTATCCATTTCGTGCATATATTTCCTCTGTGGTTTCCATGCATTCACTCTCGAGAAAAATTCATAATTGTCATAATCCATGACGGGCGATAAATACTTACTACTTTTCCATGGCGTCATTTTCACTTGAATCTTTCCCGAATTTACGCATATGAAATTCCGATAACATGTGTGATATCGAAGTGGCGTGATCACGTCTTTCGACCCCATCAGCACATCATATTTCGTTTGCGCGGTCATATAGGGTTTTAAGAAGGCGTCATTCTTTTGGAACTCCCTTGATAACCCGCCATCATCGACGAAGGATTCGTTATTTTCGGTGAAATATTTGGACTTGGCGTCGCTCGTGATTAATGTATTAAAACTTTGGAAGGGCAAGACCACATAATCAACAGAATCGACGTCTTCGTCGACGTAATAATCTGTGATCTCTTTTACCTTTACATCTTGAGAACCTTTCTGTTCTAATTTTTCAAGGCTAATGTTCTCAAAAAATGCGGGGTTTTGTGATTTATATTCAAACAACACAGGCTGTTTTATATCACACACCTCTTGTAAATGAGAATTGCCCGAATAATCCATTTCGTATATTTCTAAATCTTCGCTTCTCTTATATTGATGCGAAATGTGAATATATAAAAATAGAATAACAAAAAATATAAATATATGCATTTGAGTTGACATGATAAGTAAAATCTATATATTTATGTATTAGCGTTTTTTTGTTATTTAAACGTACCTTACGATTATTCATCGGATATCTTGGGCGCCAAATAAAATGTCATCTTAGAATCATCGTCGCCTAAATGGTAGACAACTTTCATAGGATAATTGTTTGTAAGATGAATATCCACGTCCTTGGAGATCTTGCTATACATGCAAATGTTATGTAACATCTTAAGGCTGAAAGATAGGCGCATATTCTCATTCTCGCTAATTGAATAGGAATTTAGTTCGTCGATATCTATGTTTACCAACATCTTTCCGCAGTCCTGGCTAATGGAATGGAACGATATTTTTTCCTCAGTACACTCAATCTCAAGTGTATCTCCGAACAACTGTAGTTGATTTACGATATTTGCAAAGTTCGCCGAGGATAGGCATAGATCGGCCTGACTTTCTATGTCCGGGATTTCCATGAGTTCACATTCAAGATCTATGAGCGGAAGTTCAAAGTGTCGATCAAAGATTGCCTTGTTTTCGCATGTGAAATTGATAAATAACTTATCTTCATTGTCTGGGCTGAAATGCAATTCCGCGCGTTGTGCCTTATCGCGCGTGTTCAGTATCTTAAAAAGCAGGGACGAACTAATGCCAATCGTGATCGGTGTTTCATTCGTGTGTTCATAGGTATCAAACCAAGTGGAGGGAAGGTTGATTTCGAAAATGGATACGCGCGCCGAGTCCATGGATTGCAAATACATATTCTCTTTATTAAAAGTGACGTTGACGTGCTCCGTAAACAAACGGATATGCTGAAACATCATAGAGAAGCATTCGGCCTTTTGTGCGTTTTGAATAATGATATTCATTGTTAAAGTTTACTATCAATATCATTTTATATGGTTAATCAATTTTTTATATTCATGCACTAGATTTCAAACTCTGGATTAAAACCTCGCTTTCGGACTTATTGCATAGCACAATTCTATTGCGCACATTTTCATTAATGAAACTATTACATAATTTGGCAATGTTATCAAATATACTGGGTGTGTGATAAATAACCATTTTAGATAATAAAAGAGAGAACCTGGTGGGGTCATTAAAACACTTTGTGCAGAATTGTGGTATGATTTCTTTATAGCGTTCATAGGATGAAATGGTAAAAGAATTCATGTTAATATGGGCTTCAAAACTACCATGTTGATCGATCGCTGCTTGAAATAATTCCAGGATGCGCTTTATAATTTCTAAATAGTTATCCTTGGTTGCGTATAGTTTAAATATGGTATAATCAATATAAATTTTGTTTGATCCGTTTATATTATACACTGTATGATTGATTAATTGATCGACGTTCATAGAATTGGCTATTGCGCTCGCGCATTCTTTCTTTTGAGCGCTTTTAAATAGGACGTTCTTTCCATTCTTTGAATAAAAATCAGATTGTAATTTACTAATTTTATTCATGAGTTCTTCGTTCATTGTTGATGATATGTATTATGGAATTATAAAAATAATAAAAATATATCTATATGTATTCTTTTATAAATATATTTTATGCGTTCTGTTGGGTTTCATTTGCTTCTACTGCTAATTCAAGGTACGTAGACGCTTGTTGACTGTCAGTCGGAAGTTCTTCTGGCTCTACTGTTAAGTTTGATGCGACAGCGGCATTGGAAAAATTATCACATTCAGATAAAATATGTATCCGCTCATCCAATAGTGTCTTATTTACCTCCATAGTATAAGATTGCAATTTCATGATAATGTCTTTCATATCATTTAATTCTTGGGCCAAGAATTCAAACCGTTGGTTGAATTCGCTAAAAATATCGTCGTATTTATTATTTGAATCAGTGGGCTGCGGACTGACCTGCGCAGTGACCTTTGGGTTCTCCAACGTGTTCTTCATAAACGTTTCTAACTTCACTAATCGCGTATCAATGATAGAGATCACTTGTGGAAGTGGCAACCCTTGTTGAGGTTGTTGTGGGACAGGTTGTGCGGCTACATTTGGAGTGGAAATATTTGCGCGTCTCTTTATGGCGGCGGCGTTAGATTGACTCATTTATATACTACAGATTGAAGTTTCTAAATCATTATTGACGTAAAAATAATATTTATGAAAATCATGATTGTTTCTATTTATTTTTCTAAGCGTTGTCTATATAATGGAAGTTCTACACGAAACCACAGATATTCATAAAAAATCATTTTTATCTCATGTGTTCTCTACAACAGAAGAAGGGAAGGCAGAAGTATTGAATGTGGTTCAATATGCATTAATCGGAATCATTCCAATCGTAGTTCTAAATAAATTGATACAGCGATTTATGCCCGAAGCGGATCCGGATAAATCTACTTTAGAACTTTTAGCCGAAATTTTCATACAAATCATTGTTATGTTCTGTGGAATCATTATTATTCATAGGATGATTACATATGCTCCCACTTATAGTGGTTTTAAATATGAAAGTCTTACGTTGACCAATGTGATTCTTGCATTTTTAATCATTGTGCTAAGTATCCAAACTAAGTTGGGCATTAAAGTGAATATTTTAGTAGATCGCGCATTTGAATTATGGAATGGTTCCTCTGAAAATAAGAAGGATAATGCGAAAAAGAAGGGAGTTCGCGTAAATCAAACAATGTCTAGGCACTCCCCTAGCCAAGCCGACTATTTAGATAATAGCGCTATGCAAACTGGGATGTTTCCTCCTGCGCCCGTGGCGACCGCGAGACAAAGTGGCGGTATGGATTCGTATGATCATATGATGCCTTCTAGAGGCGGCAACGCTACTATGCCCGAATTTTCTATGATGGGTCCTATGGCCGCGAACGGAGTATTAGGCGGGTCTTTTGGATCGGCTTTCTAAACATGTTCTCCATGTCGTATTCTTTCGATGAAAAATTGAATAACTTTTTCATCGAATGGTTTAAAGTAAACAAAACCCAACCAAGATGTCAGAATACGATCAGCCCAAGACGCGCAAGGAGAAGAAGGGACGTGACAAGCAGTCTACCACGCCTTACTCTGCGAAGCATGTGCGCATGCAGGAGGAATTGGCCGCGCAACGGACCCAAAAACAGGTTAAGGAACGAGTCAAGGATGCCAAACCGTCCAAGAAGTGAGTGGATACCCAAACAAAGGATAGGTCTCCCACCTATTTTTTTAATTTGGTGGATGTTTTGATAAGTCCATGGAATTCACTAGATCCATTTTACGCATCGACTGTTCAAATGTGTTCTCACGCTCCATATTCGCAAATAAATAATCCGTATTGGGACTCTCTTCATTCTTTTTAATTTGCTTATAGACGGAATTTATTTTTTCCGTCACCGTTTCAATAACCTGTTTATTATTGATCAATTCTATATTTGTTGGCACGGGCTCAGTTAGTAGAGCAACAGCGAAATAGAGTAAATATCGGCGCTTCTTACAAGATGCAGTTGTATACTTAATACAGAATAGATGGAAGAGCGATTTCATTAACTGTTCGATATATTTGTTGGCGACTTTATCGCTATATAAAAATAGTGCGTCCCATAATAACCAAATAATATCCTTCTTAAATTTCTTTTCAACGGGAGCATAACCTCTGGCTTCACAAAAGCATGGCGTTTTACGTTTTTTACATATGGCATCAAAATCGATGGTCCATTCAATCCAATAACTTGCACCAAGCATATTGGCTCTATCTGGAGATATGTTATATGCAAACTCATTGATTGCGATATAAAGTTCTCTAGGGTCATCCTTTTTAAATATTTCCTCTGCATAGGTTACGGTTGGTGCTTTCAATCGTTCGGTCATATGTGTCATATCAAATTCCTCCACGCGATTTATTTTAATGGGTTCAAAACTGTGTTTTTTATTAGATATGGTGAGAACACAGATAATCTCTGCGAATAGTTTCCGAATCGTGGGATGGTTTCTAGCCTGCAATTCATTTAAAAATATGCCTTGTCCCATGATATT